AAGATGATGCACAAGTGGCCAGCGAGATTGTCGAAAAGTTCTGGGCGGATACAGTCGGAATCTATATCAAGATTGAGGAATTGCCATGAAGATTGACTACATCGATTTTTTTAGCAGAGTCATTCCGAAATGGATGGCGCGCAGCAATCAGAAGAGCCAAGAGGTCGGTTTTGGATCGGACGTTTATTGGTTATGGGCGGTGTCGTCAATCGGAGAAATTTGCAAACAATACAATGATGATGATCTAGTGACAGAGCAATTCGGTCTACTCTTTAACTGGTTAGAAAAACAAGCAGGTTAAACAATGAAATACAACAAACAAATAATGATTGACGGGTTGAAGCGGTCAATCGAGCAAGCGGAGCAGGAAATCGAGAAGTATTCGAAGCCTTGCAATAAACGAGTTGCACAAGGGCGTACTGCTCACCGTGAATTTTTGAAGAAAAAATTAAAGAAAATGAAATTGCAGTTGGAGGAATTGGAAGATGAATAAGCAGGAATTGATTGAACGGATAGAAGGTTTAAAAAATATTTTCGGGAATAAATGTGAATACGTCAAAATAGACTTTATGATAGAACTCGTTTCTGAATTAGACGAACCCAAAACAGGTCACGCAGACGAAGCGCCTCGCTATGTAAAGAACGTACTAGCACGATTGCGAGAATTGCCATTGCATGACAGAGAGGTTTGGCTAAAGGCTATCATGGGTGAATTTGAACAGGACTTCAGTCATGCAAAATGGCGTGAGGGCTACGAGCAAGGAAAACTTGAGGGAGCATGGGTTGGTAATCAATTGAAGGATGCTGATAAGATTCGGCAAGAATTGAACAAACCAGTCGTACCTCAGTTTGTGGCGGATTATATTGATATCTCACAATTTTATGTACGTACTCTACATTATGCACTTGAGAACTCACCAGAAAAAGTCAATTTGTGGCTTTGCGAAAATGAATTAAATCGACAAAATATTTTCGCCCGCGCTTGGCTGGACGGCTACGAGGTTGAGGAAGAGGAAGAGAAGCGGTATCGAGCGAAGGTGAAAGGTATGAATTCTATGAATGGTTATTTAGCCCGTAACAAAAACCTTGGTACTTGGTATTTTGGTATAAGTGGTAATGATAAAAATCATTGCACAAACCACACCCAAAAAGAACTAGAAGATGCTGGCTTCGGCTGGGTGTTCGATTGTGAGGGTATTGAAGTCGAGGAGGTGGAGTGATGAGAGTGTTCATGGAGTTCGTTGACGACGAAGAAAAGCTGGCGGTGGAGAAACTCAATGAATATATTGAAAAAGCATATTTTAGCACATCCAAATTTTAATAGCAGCAGAAATTTCTTGGATATGGTTGTAGCGAACTACTGCACGAATAGAAAGAAAGATAAGTTACCTAGTTTGGAAGTAATTGAGTGGTTAGATAAATTTTTAGATGTAAACTACGCAAACCCTGAGCTCTTGGAGGATGAGAAATGACAAAATTTGTTCAACTAGTTCCATTCAAATATGGTGAGATGAAAGAGCCTATTACAATTAACATTGATTGTATCAAATGTGTTTTGAAACACGATGTTTATCTTAGTAAAGTATTTGTAAGTAATGAGATGATAGAACATCTAAAAGAACAACTAACTGCCGATGAGTTCTTGTATGTAATCAATCCAACATACGAAAAGCTTGTAGCTATTTTAACTCAGGAAGAGGAAGATAAATGAAACCAGAAAAAATTGACAAAGTAAACAAACCAAGCCACTATCAAGGATCAAAAGGTCTTGAAAGTATCGAAGTGATTGATAACTTTATTGGCAATCTGCCAGGTAAGGCAGCATGGTGCTGGGGCAACGCTATCAAGTATCTATTGCGTTTCCAAAAGAAGAACGGTCTTGAAGATTTGAAAAAAGCACGCAAGAACCTTGATTGGCTGATTGAGGAGATGGAACATGGGCAGGAACAATCGAGAGTACGCTCTGTATGACGGTGAAACATTCATCGCTTGCGGGACGATTAAGCAAATCTGTCAAGAGACTGGCTTAAAGAAAGGAACCTTGTCGTTTTACAAGTCGCAAAAGTACAGAGACAGACTTAAAAATCCAAACGAAGGAATGATACTGATTGAAATCAAGGAGGATGAATGACGATAAATATCAAGCAACGATTGAAAGCATTACAGTACATTGATATCAAAGCGAAGTCAAAGCATCAGGAAATTGTCAGCTTGAAGTCAGGTATCTTGAGAGGGCAGCAGTTTGACAACATGCCAAAATCGAAGAGTAATAAAAATCAATCAGAAGAATTGAATATTTTGATTATTGATAAAACAGAACAGCTCTATCAAGAAATTCAAGGTTTATACAAAGAGCGTGATGAGTTGATTCAAGCAATCGAATCGCTAAACGATCCGGTAGAAAATATCGTGATGCGGTTGTTTTACATCGATGGATTGTCATGGAGTCAAATTCAGGCTCAGTTACGTTGCGGACGTGGGACAATTCATCGGGCTAGAGAGAGCGCTTTGAAAAAAATTTCTAAAAAATGGAACTAATGGAACTCTTTGGAATTCCTAAAGTGATATTATGGTATTGTCGAAAAAGTGAAAACGAAACGATTTTCATGAGGACTCCTAGAAAAAGGCGCGCAGTTGCGTCTTTTTTTTGTTATAAAAAAATAAGGTGGTGATGGAAAATCGCTAAACTAACGTTAAAACAACAGAGATTTGCTGATGAGTACATCATCAGTGGGAATGCAACAGGGGCAGCTATCAAAGCAGGGTATAGCTCTAAATACGCGAACACGAATGCTTCTAAGCTACTACAAAATACTGCAATAAAATCCTATATAGACGAAAGGCTGGCTCAGCTTGCTTCTGAGAAAATCGCAACACAGGAGGAGGTACTCACTTACCTAACTTCGGTCATGCGAGGAGAAACACAAGAACAAACCTTAATAAGCATCGGAGAACTAGGTCAAACGATTACGGATATTGATGTCGGAGCGAAAGATCGAATCAAGGCAGCTGAACTTTTAGGAAAACGTCATAGACTCTGGACAGATAAACAAGAAATCACTCAACGAACTATCGAAATTAAGGTAGGTGATTGGGATGCTGACGAAGACTAGACCAAAACTAAGTATTCAAATTTCATTTCCCTATCCTAGCAGAGTATTCAATAAACATATATATGACAAGCTGACGGATTACTCAACTTTTACCGAAGTTCACTACGGTGGTGCTTCAAGCGGAAAGAGCCATGGAGTTATTCAGAAAGTCGTCTTTAAGGCTTGCCAGGATTGGAAATTCCCTCGCAAGGTTCTTTTTTTGCGAAAAGTCGGAGCTACAGTTCACGATTCAATCTTCGAGGACGTGAAACAGTGCTTAGATTCCTGGAGCTTACTTGACAAGTGCAAGGTTAACAATTCAGCTTATCGTATTGAGTTGCCAAACGGAGCGCAGTTCATCTTCAAAGGATTGGACAACTCCGAGAAAATCAAATCAATTAAGGGCGTGTCTGATGTGGTCATGGAAGAAGCTTCTGAGTTTACACTTGACGATTACACGCAGTTGACTTTGCGTTTGCGTGACAGAAAGCACAAGCAGAAACAAATCTTTTTGATGTTTAATCCGGTTTCGAAAGTAAACTGGACCTACAACGCGTTTTTTGTTAAGAAACCAAAAAACACGGTTGTTTATCATACATCCTACAAGGATAATCGCTTTTTAGACCAGGTCACGATTGAGAATATCGAAGAACTGGCCAACAGAAACGAAGCGTACTACAAGATTTATGCTTTGGGCGAGTTTGCGACACTTGATAAGCTGGTTTTTCCAAAATACGAGAAGCGATTACTAAATAAAAGTGAGTGGGAGCATTTGCCCGCTTATTTTGGACTTGACTACGGTTTTATCAACGACCCGTCAGCTTTGCTTCATGTAAGAATAGACGATGCTAACAGAAAGCTTTATGTAGTTGAGGAGTTTGTAAGAAAAGGATTGACGAATGACAAGATCGCAGAAAGTATCAAGGCCCTTGGGTATGCCAAAGAGCAAATCAGAGCAGATAGCGCTGAAAAGAAATCGAACCAGGAATTGCGAAATCTTGGAATTCCTCGGGTTATCGATGTGCAGAAAGGTCCTGGATCGGTTATGCAAGGGATCCAGTATCTCTTACAGTACGACTGGATAGTTGATGAACGATGCGTGAAGCTGATTGAAGAGCTTGAAAATTACACTTGGAAGAAGGACAAAAAAACAAATGAGTATATCAACGAGCCGGTTGATAGTTACAACCACTGCATAGATGCAATCAGGTATGCTTTGCAAGATAGGATTTTACAAAGCAAATCGACACAAGACCGCATGAAGAATGCGTCTTATTATTTTAGGAGGTAAAATTGGAAGTTAATTTTTTAAATGGTACTCGCTTTGACAGTAAGTCGAATGAGCATTTTATGATGATGGCGGAAGACTTCGAAGCCATCGAATACAGTTCTGACAATTGGATTGAGCAGTTAAAACGCTATGTAAATCGTCATAAAGCAGAACAACAGCCACGGTTAAAAGAGCTGAAGCGTTATTATAAAGGTGATAACAATATCAAGTATCGACCTGCTAAAACAGACGAGACTGCGGCAGACAATCGCATTTCTAGTGACTTTGCTAAGTACATCACCATTTTTGAGCAAGGGTATATGCTAGGAAATCCGGTTGAGTACAAGAACAAAAATGAAACAATCCTCGGCAACATCAAAGGTTTCTCTGCTAAAAACAATGAGAAGAAGCACAATTCATCAATCAAGAAAGACTTGTGTGTGTATGGCCGTGCTTATGAACTTTTGACTGTAACGAAACGAGATGGCAAGGCTTGGGTTAAGCTATACAAGTTAAAACCAGAAGAGACTTTTGTTATCTATGATGATACATACGAGCAAAACTCGCTCATGGCCGTGAACTACTATGATATTGACTATGGAGATAGCAAGCGTAAGACGATTATAAAAGTCTATACTGCAGATCATATCTATAGCTACGAGTGGAAGTCCACAGATAGCGATAAAATGGCGCTCAAGGACGAGCAAGAACATTACTTCAAAGCTGTACCGGTCAATGAGTACAGCAACAACGAGGACCGCTTAGGTTCTTATGAGTCGGTTTTGGACAACATCGATGCTTACGACTTATCACAGTCTGAACTTGCAAACTTTCAGCAAAATAGCAACGATGCTATCTTGATGATCAAAGGTAATCCGTACACGGGAGCAGAGGAAAATGACTTTTTGAAAGATGGACGAATCAATCCAAATGGTCGATTGTATGTATCGCAGGCTTACAAGAAAGCGCAGGTCCTCATCTTGGATGACAATCCAAATCCGGGTGGAGCCAATCCAGACGCTAGCTATTTAATCAAGTCTTATGATAGCCAGGGCGCAGAAGCGTACAAGCAACGACTTGTGAATGATATCTTACGATTCACATTCACACCCGACACGCTTGATAACAACTTCTCAGGCACGCAATCTGGCGAGTCGATGAAGTACAAGCTCATGGCTAGCGATAACTACAGGGAGCAACAAGAAGACCTATTCGAAGCTGGTCTTATGCGTCGCTTGCGCTTAGCTGTAAATATCTGGGCGATTCAAGGAAACGAAAATACAGCTTATGAGTTAATCAATGAGACATCAGTAGTATTTAGACCTAATATCCCACAGAACGAAAAAGAAATCGTTGAGATGATTAAGTCGCTTTACGGAATTGTTAGTGACCAGACTATTTTCGAGTTGTTAAATCAGGCAACGGGAGTGGATGCTGCAGATGAGCTAGAACGTTTGAAAAAACAAGAAGCCCTAGAACAGCCCGAACCACGGTTAGATCCAGTAGATGAGGTGGTCGATGATGAACGAGAAGCTGAATCAAAACCATCTTGATTACTGGTCAGAGCGGTCAGATGAAATCTTTCGTTATCTAGACCGAAAAGATATTGATTTTTTTGCTGAACTAAATAAAATCTATCAAGAACAAGCTAACGAAATGCAAAAAGCTTTTTATGATTTTGTTAGCAAGTATTCTGAAAATGGATCAATGAGCTATCAAGAAGCTATCCAACACTTGAAAGGTACTGATCTGTCAGATTATCGGGAGAATGCAAAAAAGTATCGTGAGCAGGCCGAGAAAGACCCAGAATTGCTTAAAAGGCTGAATGAGCAGTACACAACTGCACGCGCTACAAGGCTAGAGTCATTACAACTGGATATGCTTTTTCGTGCAGGTATAGCGAGAGGGCTCATTGCTGATAAATTTGAAAGCTATCTGCAGAAAATGGCTCTCATGGGATATAAAAAGGCCATGAGTGGTCGAACTGGTACAATCAACGAACCAGCACTAAAAGAGTTGGTAAAAACTCCGTTTAACGGCTACAACTACAGTCAGCAATTGTGGGGCAATACAGACAATCTAGTAAAGGATTTAAAAAAAGTCCTGAAGACTGGTTTTGTTCGTGGGGATCACCCTAGAACAATGGCGCGTGATTTGGCACAGAAATATAAAAAGGCCAACAGCCGAGCTGAAACACTCGTCAGAACAGATGGAACGATGATTGTCAATCGTGCAGCAGTCCAGCGATACAAGGATGCAGGGCTGAAATACTATCGTATTTTGGTTCATCTAGATAACCGTACGACTGAAATTTGTAAAAGAATCCATGCGGAAGACAAGCGGTATCTGATTGACGAAATGCAAGCTGGAGTAAACGCTCCGCCTTTCCATTTTAACTGCCGGTCTGGTGTGATACCGGATGAAGAAGAACTGAACGGAAGTGTTGAAAATAATTCGGATGAGGTGTATAATTTAAGTATAAGAGGTGATACAGCCGAATACTACAGCAAACAACTTTTGGATCGAATTTCAAAGTTAGAGCCAAAAATTACAAGCGATATGCAACGTATCGCTGGAAGAAACGAACTGGCGGGTCTTGAATTTCGAAAGAAAACAGCTGAGTCATTAGCTCGTAAAATTACAACAGATAGCCAAACTGAAAATATAAGTTTATCAAAAGCTGCAGGTAAAATTAATGACGCTTTGCGGTATACAACTATTTTCGATTCTGATACTTTTGCAAAAGAGTATTTAAAGATGAAACAGGAGCTTGTTGCAGAGGGTTATAAAGTTGTTAAAGTAAAAAATACTTGGCTAATAGATGGACCATATAAAGGCGTGAATACAGTCGTTGAAAAAGATGGTATCAACTTTGAAATGCAGTATCATACTAAGGAAAGTTTTGATTTAAAGAACGGTCCATTACATGAGCTTTATGAGAAGTATCGTGATACGAGTACATCTGATCAAGAGCGCATGAAATTATTTAAAGAAATGCTTGATTTAAGTAATAGGCTTGAGATTCCTAAAAATATAGAGAGGGTGAAGTGATATGAAAAAAATTAAATACTACCATACAACGACTAACAATCCTCAAGTGCTTCGTTTAATAGATGGTGTCATGCAAGTTTTTGACATTGAAAAAAAGTGGATTGATAGCATTGATTGGTTTAATAAAATCTTTTTCAATGACTTCACGGATTTCGAAGAAATTTCAGAAAATGATGCATTTGCTTATATTGGCAGGATGGTAGTAGCATGATTGATATTGCTTTAGCTATCGCTAAAAAAGCACATGTAGGACAAGTAGATAAAGCAGGTGTTGATTACATACAGCATCCTCTCTATGTGGCCAGCCTAGTCAAAACTGAACAAGAAAAAGCTGTCGCTCTTTTGCATGATGTGATTGAGGATAGTGATGTAACTGCTGATGATTTATTGGCGGTTGGTTTGTCAAATGAAGTTGTTACAGCGGTACAAATTTTGACAAAGAAAAAAGGTCAAAGTTATCAAGAATATCTCGAAAAAGTGAAATCAAATAATCTAGCAAGAGTTGTAAAACTTGCAGATTTGAAACACAACTCAGATTTATCACGTTTGAAATCTGTTACCAATACAGACTACGAGCGTGTTGAAAAATATAAAAATGCAATTCGTTACTTAAGCACTTAGAATAATCTATGTGCTTTTCTTATGAATCAGAAAGGAGATAAAATGTTTATTTGGAATTTGGTATCTATCACAGCAGGCGTAATCGTCCTGCTCATTTTATTAGTTGTAGGTTATTCAATTATCAGTGGGATGATTGATGGAATCAAAAAATCAATAAAAGAAGGTGATCCAGAATCTTGACAGGCAGGAATAGACTGCTATAAACCGTGTCGAATTCGATGCGGTTTTTATATTTAAGAAAGGAACAGAAAAAATGGAATCTTGGAAAGAACGATTTAAAAAAGAATACTACGAATTGAGAGAACGATTCCAAAAGTTAGACATGATGATTGGCCAATACGAAAAAGGGCAACTAGAGTTTGAACCTAAATGTCCTATCGATTTGTTAAAAGGTCAGCGTTCGACTATGTGGAATTATTTAAAAATTCTAGAACAACGTGCAGAAATTGAAGAAATTAAACTATAAAACCTAACCGTATGGAAACCCGTACGGGTTTTCTATTGTCCAAACTTTGCTGAAGACTTTAAAAGCTGTACTGTTTCGTCGCCGGACGTAAAACGAGACTATCGAGTGGCGACGTAATCGCTGGAGGACAATTATGTCAGAAGAAATCAACGGAACTACTACGACTGTGGATCAAACTGAGACCGTCGACACTCAGAATGAGAAAACAGTAGATGTAGAGTCAAATGCAGATAGCGATAAGCACGAACGTACTTTTACTCGCGCTGAAATTGGCAAGATGTTAGCTGCTGAACGCACGAAGTGGGAAGCTGAGCAAGCTACAGCTCTTGAGCAAGCTAAAAGCGAAGGTGAACGGCTAGCCAAGTTGACCAAAGACGAGCGCGCTAAAGAAGAAGAAGCGAAACGAATCGCTGATTTGGAGAAGCGCGAGCAGGATATAGCTGAACGTGAGATGAAACTAGCGACTCAATCGCTCTTGGCAGATGAAGGCTTGCCACAAGAATTTTTAGATCATGTACTCGCTCCGACTGCTGAAGAAGTTAAGGCTAAAATTACGGCTTTGCGCAATGTATTTGATAGCGAAGTTGAAAAACGCGTAAACGAACGACTAGTTCAAAGCGCGCCGCGTCGTGGTACTACAACAGGAATCACGAAAGAACAAATTATGGCAATTGAGGACACAAACAAACGTCAGGCCGCGATTGCTGAAAATATTAATCTTTTTAGAAAGGGCTAGAATATGGCTGAACAAAAACTAACTACTATGGCTAACTTGGGCGAAATCAAGTCTATTGATTTTGTTAACAAGTTTTCTAAAAATATCAACGACTTGTTGACACTTTTGGGCGTCACACGTCGTCAGGAACTTACAAATGACCTCAAGATCCAGACTTACAAATGGACTGCTGATGTGGATGCAACAAATCCGGGAGAAGGGGAAGACATTCCGCTTTCTCAAATGGTTCGCACTAAAGACCAAGCGCACGAAGTGGCGTGGTTCAAAAAACGTCGTTCTGTATCTGCTGAAGCAATTGCTCGCCATGGAGCGTCTGTTGCTATCACAGAAGCTGATACACGTTTGATGCGCGAAATCCAAAACGGAATCAAGGAGCAGTTCTTCACATTCTTGAAAGCTAACCCGACAAAAAACAAGGGTAAAGGTTTGCAAGGTGCGCTTGCGCAAGCATGGGCAAAAATCGCAACTTTCAACGAATTTGAAGGTTCCCCAATTGTTACTTTCGTGAATCCGGTTGATGCTGCTGAATACCTTGGAAACGCTGGTGTAGGTGCTGATGCTTCGAATGTCTTCGGCATGACTTTGCTTAAGAATTTCTTGGGTATGCAAAACGTTATCGTTATGAACGGTGTGCCAGAAGGCAAAGTGTATACTACTGCGGTGGAAAACCTTGTGTTTGCATATTTGGATGTAGCGAACGGAGATCTCGGTGGATTGTTTGCTGACTTTACAGATGAAACTGGTTTGATTGCAGTTGCTCGTGACCGTGCATTGAAGAATCTTACATTCGAATCTGTATTCTTCGGCGCTAACGTGCTATTTGCTGAGATTCCTCAAGGTGTTGTAGAAACATCTATTGAGAAACCCGCAGCAGCAGGTGTACCAGGAGGTTAATGAACGATGGCGATTGATACGAATGAGATTTTGAAAGAAATCAAATTGTTAAAAGGGGTAAGCGATACTGCGCAGGATGACTTGCTGAATTTGATAATCAAAGAAAGCACTGAGCGCATTCTTGCCTTTGTCAATCGCTATTCCGAATCATCAATTACAGAAATTCCGAACAGCGCAGCTTACATAGTTCGTGATGTAGTTGTGAAACGATTTAATAAGCTAGACTCCGAGGGAGCTAAAGCAGACAGTGAAGAAGGACGCGCTTTCACTTGGGAAGATAATTATCTATCTGAAGATGATAAGCAGGTCCTTATTTCTCTTGCTAGCAAAAGGCGAACTCGAGGGGTAGCACGCTTTGTATAAGAGGTGATTCTATGAGTTATAACCAAAGAGTTATTTTAATCAAAGAAACCGTTCCGAAAGACGAACTTTTCGGAGATACAACCCAAAATGAAATTGGCCCTTTACCATGTCAAGAAAGTTCTCTGACAAATGCAGAACAGATCGGTATTTTTGGGAAGTACAAGCTGGATAGCTTCAAGTTACATCTTCAAGGAATTCATAATGATTTCTCTGAGGTTGTATACAAAGGTAAACGTCGTAGCATCCAAGGGAAGAAATATCACAAAAATAGTACGGTGATTTATCTATGAGTCTTAATTATAAAGTAAAAGGGCTTGACCGATACATTCGTACCGTTGATCATAAGGGTAAAAAAGCAAAGTATGCTGTCGATAAAGTTTTAAATCGTTCAAGTTTACGAGTGGAACGTTTAGCTAAGCTATACGCTCCATGGGATACTGGTTGGCTGAGTGAAAGCATATACTCAATGCAAGAAAAAATGCTTGGCTATAAAGTCATTTCGCCTGTTTTTTATTCGATATATGTCGAGTTGGGGACACGAAAAATGGCAGAACAACCTTTCATGGAGCCAGCGATGAGAGAGGAATATCCAAAATTGATGAATAACCTTAACAAAATGTTTAGGAAGTAGGTGGCGATGAATTCTCCAACAACCAAACTATTAAACAGCTTAAGAAATAAGTTGGAAACCTTGAATGTTCCAATCCATTTTAAGCTACCTGATGCGTCCGTAGCCGAGCCTTTTTTGGTGATTGGAGGAATTACATCTGATACATCAAAAACGGCGCAGACGGGACTGATAATTGAAGATAGCACGGTTCAGATTGATATTTTTTTACCTGGTAACAAAAATCGGTCGTATGCCGAAGATGTAAAATCGCAGGCTATTCGATTGTTAGGGCGCAACACAAGAACTACTTCAACTATATTGATGGATAACTCAATCGGTCGAGAGGTCTATCATATCGTTATCAAGACGACCGAAACAATATTATAAACAAGGAGGTCCTGACTAGATGACTGAAAAAGGACAAGTGAAAATTACAACGGCAAAACCAATCGTTGGTAAGAAAGTATTTTACTTCATCCAATCGATCCATGCTGAAAAAGGAGAGGGAGCCTTGCTTCCTGCATACCGTACAGACGGAACAACTACTCTTGGGGGCGAATACCAGGATGAGCAAACACAACAAGGTCGCTTGCTTGAAAAATCAAGTGACGAGCACTCAATCGAATTGACTCAATACTTTGCGCCGATGGATCCATCAGTAAATGTAATCTTGAATGCTCAAGCTAAAGGCGAATCAATCAAGATTTGGCGCGTAATCGTGGATGAAAGTGTTAAGGAAAAAATCGGGGAAGATCCAAACAAAAAAGATGCTTATCCAGCTAAATTTGGCTACGCTAAAATCACTGATGATGTCGAATTTAATGATGGAGTAGAAGAGTTTGTTGAACTTTCATACACTGCTGGTATCGTTGGCCGTCTTCAGGATGGTAAATTCCCACTTTCTGCTGAGGAATTGGCTGTATTGAACAACATTTACGCTTACCAAAACCCAGGCGAAACTACAGGCGACTACGATAACATCCAGCGCTAATCTATCTAAGAAGGGTGACTGTCAAAGGTCACCTTTTTATTTTGTTTGAAAAAGGAGTATATACACATGGAATTTAATGTTGCAAAAAAAATCGTTGAAATCAAATTTGATTATCGCTTAATGTTCAAGATTGACAAAGATATGGCGACTAAAGATGCCAATGGCCAGTCCGCTGGAAATGGTGTTGGTGCGTTATTCTTTAAAATTGTTAATCGTGACGACCAAGGGATTGTTGATTTGATTCAATATTGCGCCAGTAAAAAAGGTAAAGCAGTATCTGAAGACGAAGCTTTGGCAGCTATTGAAGCACGATTTGAAAAATCGGAAAGTGATGATCCTCAGGAAGAACTATTCCAGGAAATTGAAGAAGAAATGGTGCAGTCAGGTTTTTTCAAGAAGAAGATTTTGAAATATATCGAAAACATGAAACTTGGAAAAGAATTGGCACAAGCTCAAGTGGAAGCTGGAGATCAAACAGCAGAAGCTCAAGTCAAAGCAATTTCAGAAATTATTGGCAAGATGGAAAACGCGGTATCTTAACAGAGTGCGCTAAGCTCGGTCTTACTGATCAAGAAACTATTTTGTCTTGTAATAAGTGGGAGCTTGATGCGATTTTGGAAGGTCTTTACTACAAACAAATTGAAGAGCGTGAAGCTCTTTCAGGTTTAGCTCTTGAATTGAGATATACATTGAATGCCAAAAAAGTCGATGCGAAGAAACTCAGTAAAAAGAGAGATAAGGACAAAGTTCGAAGGATTTTTCATCCAGATAAAAAGAAAGAAATCAAAAACAAAAACGATTTTGTGGCATTGCTTGAAAAAGCAAGTCAGATGTTTGCAAATAGAAATTAGTAACAGAAGGAGGTGGATGTATGAGTTTTGACGGTTCTATATACGCTTATATTGGGGCAGATACTAAAGATTATGAAAAATCAATGAATGAAATTGTATCAAATACAAAAAAAGCGTTCGATGATGCACAAAAAGCTGCGGTCAATAGTTCGAATCAAATGATCCAAAAAATAGGTCAATTGATGAATGAGCTCGCGACTTCAAATGCTTCAATTGGTCAAAAAATAGGCCAAGGATTCAAAGGCGGTCTGAATATCGCTCTTGGTGAAATCCAACGTATCGCATCCAACATTGGTCAACGATTGCCCGAACCCATACAAACAGGTTTAGCAAAAATAACACAAGCATTTACTAGTTTAAATTCTAAGATTTCAAGTGCTTTATCTCCAATTTCAAACAAATTTTCACAATTAGGTAGCACAATAGGAAATACTTTTAGTTCTGCTTTAGGAAAGGTAAATAATTTTACAAACCAAGTTGGAAATTCGTTAGGTGGTAAACTGATTAGTAAAATCAGTGCCTTGTCGAGCAAAATTTCAAGTGGACTCGGGAACGCTTTTCAACAAGCAGGTAGTAAAGCTACTAACGCCCTGATGGGTATTGTGAATCACACGAATCAAGCGGCATCTGCTACAAGCAACCTTATCAAGACAGCCCTTGGTATTTCAGTAGCATATGCAGGATTTAATTTTATCAAAAATGCAATTGGCGGTGCCATTACCAAATCGGCAGACTTTGAAGCGCGTATGAGTAGCATTAAGGCTGTTACTGGTTCTAGTGCTGATGTCATGAAACAATTTCATGATGCAGCAATTAAAGCTGGTGCTGATACAGCATTTTCTGCAACTGAAGCAGCGGATGCCATTGAAGAATTGGCAAAAGCTGGGGTATCTACAAAGGATATCTTAAATGGTGGTTTGACTGGCGCATTGAACTTAGCCACTGCTGGGGAACTTGACCTGAAAGAAGCTGCAGAAATTGCTTCAACTGCCTTGAATGCATTCAAACGCGACAATCTAAGCGTAGTAGATGCGGCAAATCAATTGGCAGGAGCAGCGAACGCTTCAGCGACAGATGTCCATGAATTAAAATATGGTCTTTCTATGGTTGCACCAGTCGCAAGCGGTCTTGGTCTATCGTTTAAAGATACAACGAACGCCCTTGCAGTATTTGCTCAAAATGGTCTTAAAGGTTCGGACGCGGGTACATCGCTTAAAACGATGCTGATGAATTTGCAACCTCAAACCAAAGGCCAATACTTAGCTATGAAGAACTTAGGGATCATTACAGAAGATGGTGCGAATAGGTTCTTTACTGCTGAAGGTAAAATCAAATCATTTGCTGAGGTTTCCCAAGTGCTTAAAGATAGTCTGAGCGGATTGACACAACAACAGCAACAACAAGCGCTTAAAACTTTGTTTGGTACTGATGCGGTTCGTGCTGCAACTATCGCAATGAATGAGGGCGCAGATGGTGCTAATAAAATGCAAGCAGAAATCAGTAAGGTTACTGCTGCGCAGGTTGCAGCCGAAAAGCTCAACAACTTAAAAGGCGCTGTTGAAGGTCTAAGCGGATCGTTTGAAACTTTACAGATAAAGCTTGGTGAATCAGTACTGCCACTCTTTACTACGATTGTAAAATATGTGGACAAATTAGTGGACAAATTTGGTCAATCCAAAGCGCTTCAAAATTTCACGGATGCAATGGCAAACATCAATCCTGTTTTAGATCATTTCTTGAATGGTACAAAATTAGCCGATGGTGTTATGGATAAATTTACAAACTCTATGGCATCAGCTGCGCCCATTTTAAGCCTGGTCGGTGGATTGCTAGCTTTTGGTCCTGCTACTAATGGCTTGACAAAATTGACAGGTCTCTTAGGTGGGCTTGGTGGCAAAATTAGTAGCTTCGGCGGCGCTATGGGTGGTATGTTTAATAATGCTGCAGGATATATCGGAGCATTTTCTTCTAAAATCGGAGGTTTACCTGGGGTTTTAGGAAGTGCCGCATCCAGAGGTATTAGTATTCTTGGCATGATGTCGCAAGGAATTGGTTCTGTCATGAGTGTGGCTTTGGCTGCTATTGGTCCTGCTGCAATCCTTGGTCTTGTAGTAGCTGGTTTGGGCATCATCAACAATCAGTTTGGCACTCAAATAGATCAGTTGTTAAACACAGTAACCACAAAAGGCCCTCAAATCATTCAAAATCTTGTCTCAGGTATAACAAGTCAAATTCCTGCTTTGATAGCATCAGGAGCAGATTTGATAGCGAAATTCGCCAGCGCTTTTGCGACTATGTTCCCTGTTTTGGTACAGGCTGGTGTTGATTTGATTGGTAGTTTGGTTCAAGGAGTAGGACAAAATGCTACATCTCTAATCAGTTCGGCAGTGACTGTGATTGGAACATTTGTGCAGTCTATCGCCAGTGCGCTTCCGCAGTTGCTTGGTATGGGTGTGGAGTTACTAGCCAACCTTGTTCAAGGGGTGCTTAATAACCTTCCTCAAATTTTGCAATCAGCCCAACAAGCAGTCACTACATTCTTGAGTGGCCTTGGCCAACAAATGCCAAACATTATTCAGAATGGTATCCAAATTTTACAGAATCTTATTAACGGTATTATTCAATCATTACCAACAATTCTAAATATTGCGGTTCAAGTTATCACATCCTTTATTCAAGGATTGGTATCTAACTTGCCTGCAATTATTAGTGGTGGTATCCAGCTGATTGTATCATTGGTTCAAGGAATTATAAACAACCTTCCTCAAATTGCTCAGTCTGCTGTGCAAATCATTGGGGTATTAATCACAGGATTAGCAAGTTCAATACCTCAATTAATTAGTGGCGGTATTGAATTGGTTGCGAAATTAGTTGTTGGTTTAGTAGCAGGTTTGCCAAAAATCCTTGAAGCTGGAGCGAATATCATTTTTGAACTTGGAAAATCTATGCTAACTGCAATACCTGAAGCTATTGGCGGGGTTGTATCTGCGGTAGGAGACTTTTTTGGTGGTATGTGGGATTTCGTTACTGGGAAAACAAACGAAGGTAGCGAAACAGTTAAGACTAAAACGACGGAAATGTCAGATCATGTGTCTGCTAAAACGACAGAGATGTCAACTAACGCGACATTACAAGCACAGACAATGCAAACGAATTTAGGGACGTCATTTGATTTGATGGGAACTAGTACAGCAGGTACGATGGCAACCATGCAGACGAATGTTGATACAACAATGCAGAGTATGGCTGTTACCGCTGGGACAAACACCCAAACTCTGGCAACAAATGTACAGACAGGAATGACTCAGGCACAAACAAATGCGACGACACAGGCACAAACTATGCAGGCGAATGTAGGTTCTAGCCTCGATACTTTGAGTGCAACAGCAGGAGCGACCATGACTTCCCTCCAAAGCGTATCAAATACAGCTTTTCAGGGTGTAAATACAAACGCTACAAATTCTACCTCTCAAGCATCTTCGAATGTTCGAGCAAACTACAACGCAATGCAGTCTGCCGCGGAAACAAATACCGCTGCGGTCCAATCTGCGACGGAAAAAAACCTTGCAGCAGCGGAACGAGCAGCTCAAGAAAAAACTGCAAATATTGCAGAAAATATTACTAAGAATTTGAAGAATGCAGAATCAGCAACTATTAGTTCTATGGATTCTATTTCAAAATCAATTACAGATGGATTAAATCGGATTGATTCATCTGCTTCAAATTCAGGTAGCAAGATTGCACAATCATTCATTGAAACATTTGACAAAGCCAAAGACGTTACACAAGAAGGAATGACCTCCCTTGTTCATTCCATGGAAACGGGAATGAGTAGAGCAATAGGAATTTCTTATAGTGCTGCTAGTTCTATTAGTTCAACTTTTAGCATGCTATCCTCAACTTTAAACCTGGTCGGACATAATGCTGGAATGGGCTTATATAACGGACTTTCAGGTATGGCTGGTAGTCTTTACTCACTCGCATATTCAATCGCATCTAACATCGCACGGACAATGCGTTCAGCATTGGATATTCATTCGCCTTCCCGTGTGATGAAATCTATTGGTGGATTCACAGGTGAGGGGATGTATAATGGTATGTCTGATTGGGTTCGCAAAATCAACGGCGTGGCAAAACAATACGCTACTGCAATTACTGATCAGCGATACGGAGTAGACAGCTTGATTACTACATCGGCAAGCGTAAATAATACAGGCTTGCGCTCGTCCCTTGAAAATCTTAGTGACGATGTCCGAAATTCTCAATTATCAGACGCTAAATTTGAAATCCATAATGAAATTGTTGGTGACAAAATCTATACGACTGTTAAAGAAAGAGAAGTTCGAGATCGTATAAAAGGTGATTACTTTGTTTATGAATAGGAAGGCTACGAAATGGATTTACTGATTACACATGCTAATGCTGAGACTAAGTTATCTCAGCTTGGCATCTATAATATTAAAATTGAAGACAGTACGCCTTCTATTGAGGTAGACAGGCGTACTGTCAAAGGTCGAGGCGGATACATTCACGATGGTCTGACGCTTCGTCAAAAAACAATTAAAGTTTCTGGAAGGTTGGCAGTTGCCAGCCTTTCTGCATTTATGGAAAAACAAGACGAGCTTGCAGGTTGGCTTTATGGCGATGAACCTTATTTCATCACCAAAATGCACCCAGTACAAGATGATTTGTATGAGTTTGAGTTACCAGGAGCGAAAACGGGAGATTTAAACCTTTTGGATATTCCGCACACGCCTTGGAAATACCGTTACAAGGTACATCTTAACCGTGAAATTGAGTTTGCTTTCATTGGTAAATCAGAAGCAGGCTTGAAGTATGATGTTTCTTTTGAATTTGTAACAGCTGAAATACCGTATGGTGAGACAGTACCTCGAGAAATCACCTTGTCGGGTCCGTATATTACTTATCATGGCACAGCTTCATTAAGTCAATTCGAAGTACCGTTTGTTGTTGAACTAACCTCTGATGCTCAGCAAACCAATTTCTTTGTAGAAATCGATGGACGCCGTTGGAATTATTCCCATACTGCGACGCCGATACAACCAAGGGAGAAAATCCTTTTATCAGGAGTCGAGACAAGTATCTATCGTCCGGGCGGCACTCAAAACCTCAATATTAACAATCGGACTAATTATGAGTATTTTATCATTCGTCCGAATCCGCGGAAACAAGTCAGTTTTTCAACAGATTTTCGTGGAACGGTCAAAATATTAGGCTTCAAAGAATTGTATAAGTAAGGAGGTGATAGATTGATTACATTTTTAGACTCTCAGCAGATTGAAAGAAGTGCTCAAGTTGGTTTTTCGACGGTTCAATCGGTGAATGGTGAATTATCTGTAAAGGGAACGATCTACACGAATGATGATGTTTTAAAGAACATTGACAGAGGTTGGCGTTTTCGATTAAATGATGAATATTACCGCATCGTTTACGTTAAACCCATTGATACAGGGAAACAAATCGAAGTCGAATTTGACGCAGTCCACCAATTCTTTTATGATATGGCTAAGTCATCGATGTATGAAGTGCTTGATGGAACATATTCTCTTAGATATTACCTTGAAGCTATTTTCAAAAATAGCGGTTACAAATTTGATCTTGATGTTGATGTGAAGTCGATTCGTAAAAGTGATTTTGGTTGTAAGTCACGACTTTCTCTTTTTAATGACATTATTAAAACTGCAGGCGTTGAATTTTTAGTAAGTGGCCATCTTGTTCGTATTAGGAAATCAATCGGATCGGACCAATCTACACTCGTTCGTAAAAATTTCAATATGAACGAAATTACCATTGAAAAAGACATCAACAGCTTTGTAACTTACCAAAAAGGTTTTGGTGCGTGGAAAGACGAAACAGATCGGACGAAAGGTCGATATGAATCCGAATACGAAAGTTCATTAGCTAAAATATATGGACGGATTGAAGCGGAGCCAGTTGTCGATGAGCGATACAAAGAAACCGGCAAGCTTTTAGAACGATTAAAACAAAATGTAGATAATTCTTATAAAATCTCAATCGCAATCGATATGGAAGATTTATCTGCTGCAGGTTATAAAACCTCGACTCCTAAAATTGGAGATTACATCATGGCGATTAATGAAACATTGGGAATTCGTAAACGAGTTCGTATTGTTTCGTTAGAAAGCAATTATGATGTATCTGGCAAGTTGATAAAAAGAAAAGTTGTTTGCAATGATATTGGTTCTGTTCAAAGATACTCTTCAGAGATGAGCGTTTTATCTCGTTCTGTATCAGATTCAAAAAACGAAAGTTCGAAAGCAATCGAAACAGCAACCAGGGCTTTGGTATCGGCTGAAGGTAAAAACACGAATTATTTTGGTGATAAAAAACCTTTAGACAATCCTCCAGGAACAATCAAGAAAGGCGACCGCCTCTTTTTGACTGCTGGGGACGAGACAGAACTTTATTTTTGGAGTGGCTCGGAATGGGTTATCGAACCTACAAGATTTGATAAAGAAAAATTCAATGTAGAATTCGACAAGAAAGCTGAAGCTATAAACAAAAGCATCCAGAAAGTTGAGAGTGAAGCCACAACTGCTTTAGCTAAAGCTGGAGCAAATGCTTTACTTATAAAGGAAACTCAGAAGATTAGCGAGCAAGCGAAAAAACAATTGGATTTACAATTTGCTGACTACAAACAATCTGTAGATGGTAGATTCGCAAGCCTGAGTACTAGAGTGGATGGCAAAGCTAATCTTGTGGATTTTCAGCGTGTACAAGAAACAAGCAAACTCTATGAGAGAATTATCGGTAGCAACGAGAATGACATTTCGAATAAGGTCGCTCGCATGGCTTTGACCAATCAACTATTTCAGGTTGAGGTGGCCAAGTATTCGACGGTTGGCGGTCCGAATGTTCTCCGAAATTCGAGAGCAGATGACGGTCTGAAATATT